GCTAGACGTGGCCGAAGGCATGTGGGTCGCGTTGCCCGATGGTCGCGTGGGTCGCGTCGATCATGTGATGACCGAAGGCGTGCTGAATCTGGGCGACGTGGAGATGCCCGCGACGCCCGACGATCCTGCTGCCCTCGTGAGCGTGTGGGACGAGAACGAATTTGACGAGCCGGTGGCGATCAAGGTGGCCGACCTTCAGGTGGCAGAGCAGCCGGAGGCGGCGCGAGGCAAGGCGTTGGATAAACGAGACTGCGGCACCGGCGCGGGCGGCTTCAAGCCGGGCAATAAGTGCGCTGGAGGTGGCGGCGGTGGAAGCGATTCTGGCGGCGGAAGCGGAGGCGGAGCCTCGCCGGGCGGCGGGCTGTCGGCACCGAAGGGCACGCACAGCGTCAAGCTGCCGAAAGACCCAAAGAAGTTGACGATTGACCAAGCCAAGGGCGCGATGAAAGAGCTTGGCTATGAGGTGGGCGAGTCTGTGTATTCCCCGAAGGAGAAGGCCCAGAAGATTGCCGTCAGCGACTCGTCTGGAAACAGCACGAGCGTGACGCCTGACCAGATGAAAGAGATCGTCTACGGCAATCACAGCGACCCGGACGTAGCCAAGACGAAGATCCCGAAGAAGCGGAAGTAGGTAGATGGCGGCCAAGTACGACCACATCGACTTCACGCCCCCGGCTGGCGTGCGTGATGAGGCAGCGAAGGGGCTGGCATGGCGCGACGAGTACGGCCGAGGCGGCACGGCAGTCGGCGTTGCCCGAGCGAGAGACCTGTCGAACGGCGTCAACATCAGCCCCGAGACGGCACGCCGGATGAAGGCGTTCTTCGACCGGCATCAAGTCAACGTCGGAACGACGGGCTGGAGTCCAGGCGAAGAGGGCTTCCCATCGAACGGACGCATCGCGTGGGCATTGTGGGGCAGCGATCCCGGCTGGGCGTGGAGCCGAAAACTGGTGGAGCAGATGAACGCGGCAGACGAGAACGCAAGGAGCATGACGATGAACATCGAGCGACGCAGTCTGGCGATTGACGAGGTGGAGTCGGCGGTGCCGCTCCTGGCGGTCGAGAGCCGCAGTGCCGAGGACGGCAGCGAGCGGGAATACATCGTCGGCTACGCCGCGAAGTTCGGCGTCAACTCGCTTGACCTGGGCGACTTCATCGAGCGGATTGACCCGCGTGCGTTCGGCATCGTCTCGGAGCGGCGGGGCCGCAAAAAGCCGCTTGAGACTCGCGCCCTCTGGAACCACGACGCCAACTTCCCGCTGGCCCGCTATCCCGGCACGCTGAAGTTGACCGTGGACGAGGTGGGCCTGCGGTATGAGTTCCCGGTGCCCGACACGACCTACGGGCGGGATCTCGCCGCCAACATCCGGGCGGGCATCGTGCGCGGATCATCGTTCAGTTTCACCGTGCCGAGCGGCGGCGACTCGTGGGCTGTTGAGGACGGCCGTAGCATCAGAACCATCCAGCGGGTCGATTCTCTTCTGGATGTTTCTCCAACTACGTTCCCGGCGTACCCCGACACCGACGTGACGGTGGCCCAGCGGTCATACGACCACTTCCGCAAGGAGCAGCGGCGGCACGACGAAGCCCGCGAATATGCCGCGAATCGTGCGGCTTTCTACCGTGACGTTCTGAGGCAGCATGGCCGCTAAGTCAGGCGACGTTTGCCCGAATTGCAAGACCGGCAAGCTGCTTGTGGCGTCGAGTCAGCGGCAGGGCATGTACCAAATTCGGTACTTGCGCTGCCGGTGCGGCAACACCGACAAGGACATTCGCTCCGCGTCTGAGATTCGCCGCGTGAAGGCGGGCTGAGTTCTTTACTGCCTCACGCCTTGTATCTGCATGGGTGCCCCCCACGGCTTCTAGGTTCGACCGTAGGCGATGCGTCCGCGTCGCCACGAATCGCACTAGGAGATTCCGCCGTGGACAAGATCAAGGCACTGCTTGACGAGTTGGCTGCTGTCGTCGCCGAGATGGAGGCGATGACCGAGGACGCCCCCGAGGGCGAGGAAGCGGCCCCCATGACCGAGGAGCAGGAGGCGTCCCTCCGCTCGCTCGAACAGCGTGCTGACAAGCTCCGCGAGCGGATCGAGTTTCTGCAGCGCGTTCAGGCCAAGGAGGCCGAACTGCGTGCCGTGCTGGAGCGCAGTGCTCCGGCCAAGGTGATCGAGACCCCCGAGGCGAAGGAGCCTGCCGTGGAGAAGCGTGAGTACGCCGTGCCGAAGTCGCACGGCAAGCTGGTGGCGTTCCGTTCCGCCGAGGCTGCCTATCGTGCTGGTATGCACGTCAAGGGTTTCGTGTTCGGCGACGAAGAGGCCCGGCGGTGGTGCCGTGACCACGGCGTCGAGAGTCGTGCCCAGGCTGGCGGCGTCAACTCGCTCGGCGGCGTGCTCGTGTCTCCCGAGATGAGCAGCGAGATCATCCGGCTCGTCGAGGAGTTCGGTGCGTTCCCGCAGTACGCTCGCCGGGTGCAGATGAACAGCGACACGCTCGTCATCGCTCGTCGGACGGGTGGCCTCGCCGCTCGCCCGGTCGGCGAGAACGTGGAAGTGACCCAGAGCGACGTGACGTTCGACAACATCGAACTGAACGCGAAGATTTGGGGCATCGCCAACCGCGTCCCGAATTCGCTGCTTGAAGACTCGATCATCGACCTCGCTGACGCGATGGCGGTCGAGGTGGCCCAGGCGTTCGCCGAAGCCTTCGACAACGCGGGGTTCATCGGTGACGGCACCAGCCAGTACCACGGTACTGAGGGCGTCGCCACGAAGATCGTGAAGCCCGCCTACTCGGCGTCGGTCGTGACTGCCTCGGGCAACGCCACGTTCGACAACCTGACGATGAAGAACTTCACCGACGTGCTCTCGCGGCTGCCGGTTTACGCTCGGCGTCAGGCTGCGTGGTACGTGTCGCCGGTCGGCTGGGGTGCCGCGATGCTGCGGCTCGCCATGCTCCCCGGCGGCTCTGCCAACGCGGGCGGCAACACGAGCGACAACGTGGCGGCTGGCTTCGGCGAGCAGTTCCTGGGCTATCCGGTGCGGCTCGTCCACTCGCTTGAGTCTCGCCTGACGGGCACGACCGGCGGCGTGGCTTGCCTCTTCGGCGACCTCTCGCAGGCTGCCACGTTCGGCGAGCGTCGGGCTGTCTCGATCCGCACCGCTTCCGAGCGGTACATCGAGTTCGACCAGACCCTCACCTTCGCTACCACGCGGAACGCGATGGTGGTGCATGACCTTGGTTCGACCACGAAGGCCGGGCCGATTGTGGCCCTGCGGTTCGGCTGATTCTGACACTTCCTTCCTAGGAGAAAACTGATCCCATGAACCACGTTGCTGCTACGAGGAGTGTCCACCGGGTCGATACCTCGGTTGCACTGACCGCGACCCACTCGGTCGAGATCGACACGCTTGGCTTCAACCATGCGTCGATTGACGTTCTGTTCTCCCCGTTCACCTCGGCTGCCGGTCCCACGACCGCTGCCACGGTGCTGCGGGTTGCCCACAGCGACGTTGCCGGCTCGGGCCAGGCCAACATCAGCGGCTTCGTCGCTGGCACCGACTTCACGGTCGCTGCCGGTTCGACTGCTGGCAATGTTGGCTACGCCCATCGGTTCGACATCGACCTGAAGGGCAAGCGGCGTTACCTCACGGTGTACGCCACCCCGGCTTCGACGTGCGGCGTCGTGACGACGTGCCGCCTGAGCCAGGGCGAGGAAGGCCCGACGACTGCTGCCGGCCGTGGTGTGAACACCCAGGCCATCGGCTGAGTCGCTTGACACGACAGGCACAGTGAGCGGCGGGGAAGGCGTGAGCCTCCCCGCCGTTTTCTGTTTTGGAGTCACTCATGCTTGTGCAAGTCGGCGGCTCGTCGGTCGAGGTGCGGTGCGAGGCGATCCTGAGCGGGCCACGCTTCGGGCCGCTCATCAACGTGTTCGGGTTCATCGAGGCGATGATGCCGCTGCACATCCGCCCCACGCTCGGGCAGGGTGCGTTCTGGAGCCAAGTGCTCACGCGGATGCTGGAGAAGTTCGAGCCGACCACCGAGTACATCATCACCCTCGACATGGACAGCTTCGTGTCGAAGGAGAACATCGAGCATCTCTTCGCCCTCGCCATGACGTTCCAGTGCGACGCCCTGGCTCCGCTCCAGACGAAGAGGGAGGACGGCAGGCCGATGCTCACGCTGCTCGACACACTCGACAATCCGCCAGCCGGCGGCGTGACCCAGGTGCCCCGCGAGTGGTTCAGTCAGCCGGTGCAACAGGTGGACACCGCGCACTTCGGTTGCACGATCATCTCGACCGCTGCCCTGCGGCGGATGAAGAAGCCGTGGTTCCACGAGCAGCCCGATCCGCAAGGGGGGTGGGGAGAAGGCAGAACCGACTCTGACATTGCATTCTGGAAGGGCTTCAAGGCGTGCGGCAATCGCCTCTACATCACGCCCCGGGTCTGCATCGGTCACGGCGAGTACGTCATCACATGGCCCAGCCAGGAACTCGGTCAGCCGGTGTTTCAGTATTGCAACGAGTGGCAGGAGACGCGGAAGCCGCCGAAGTCTGCATGGAAGGTAGGTGACGAATGAAAATACGTTTGACGAGGGCACACGGTGCCTACAAGGCGGGTCAGGTGATCGACCTTCCCGAGCGGCAGGCTCAAAGCCTCATCGCGTGGGAGTACGCGGTCGAGGAGCGGAACGCACAGCAGGACTTGATCGAGACGGCGAGCGTGGAGCCGGTGGCCGAGTCGGCTGACCTCACGCCCAGGAGGCGACGCAAATGAGACGCTACCGCAGCCTGAGACGTGCGACCGCCCCGGCGGTGGAGCCGGTGACGCTGAGCGAGGCGAAGAACCACTGCCGCGTCGATACGACCGCCGACGATGCTCTGATTCAGAGCTACATCACGACCGCCCGCGAGTGGGTCGAGGACTACATCGACCGGGCTCTCGTGACGCAGCAGCTTGTGATGCGGCTTGACGCCTTCCCTCTAGAGATCGAGCTGCCCCGCCCGCCGATGATCGCCTCGGGCACAGCCACGGCGGTCACGATCACCTACGTCACGGGCGAGGCGGGCGGCACGGCCACGCTCTCGGCATCGAGCTACCGGGTGGACCGCGACTCGACGCCGGGCGTCATCCGCAACCTCTACGGTGGCTCGTGGCCCTCGCACTTGCTCGACCAGAACTCGGTCACGGTCTCGTGGTGGGCAGGCTACGGCGATGCCGCCAGCGTGCCGCAGCGGGTCAAGTCGGCGATTCTCATGTGCGTTCACGAACTGTATGAGAAGCGTGGCGACGGGCAGATGCCCGCAGCGGCGATGCGGCTGCTCGATAGCGTGTCGTGGGGGTCATACACATGAGCCTGTCAGCCGAGATCCTCTGCCGCATCGTCGGGATTGAGACCGACACCGCCGACATCGCCACGAACACCCGCGTGACGAAGGCGGAATACTTCCGTGCGTTGAGCGACGGCGACGGGGCGAATCAAGCCCAGGTGATCTACAGCGATGCCCGCACGTCGGCAGGCACCGATACGTTTCAGCTTTCGTCGCTGGCGGACACTCGCGACGGGGCGAGCGTGACGATTGCCTTTACGGCGGCAAAGGTGCTCTACATCGAGAACACCGACGCGACCCGCACGCTCACCGTGACCGGAGCCTACACGGGCAGCGTGCCGCCTGGGGGCGTGCTGCTCGCCACGAACCCGACTGCGGCGGGCACGACGGCGTCCAGCCTGTTCGTCGCCTCGACTGTGGGGGCCACGTACAAGATCGTCATCGTGGGCGAGGGGAGCATCGTCTGATGAAGGCGGGCGACCTCCGCGAGCGGATCACCGTGCTGGCCTACCGCGAAAACAAGAACGCGATGGGCGAGTCGGTGCCGGTCTACGACACGACGTTCGCAACCGTGTGGGCCAGCGTCCAAGGCGTGACGGCTCGGGAGTTCCTGCTCGCCGGTCAGCAGCAGACCGAGATTTCGCACCGCGTGCGGATGCGGTATCTGACCGGGCTGACGCAGCAGATGCGGATTTCGTGGCGTGGCCGCACGTTCGAGATCATCTCAATTCTGGAGCGGGAGAACCGCAGCGAGCATGAACTGCTCTGCCAGGAGACGGTGTAGCTATGGCTGTCGCTGGCATCCAACTGAACATCAACACCGAGGAGCTGCGGTCGCTCCGTGACAATATTCGGGCGTTCTTTCCCAAGGCGGAAGCCGCCGAGGTGCTGGGCGAGGCGATTGAGAAGGCGATTTGGCCCGCGTTCCTGCGGCTGCGTGAGGTGACGCCTATCGGGCCGACCGGCAATCTGCGGCGGGCAGTCAACTACAAGGTCGTCAAGTACAAGCAGACGGGCGTCGCTGTCGGGCTGATTGGCTACAACCGGGCGGCGGTTGGCGACGCCAGCAGCGCGGCTGGCGGCACGGTGCTGGCTGGCCCTGACCGGGCGTTCCATCAGTGGTGGTTGGAATTCGGGACGAAAGAACGCCGAATCACTCAGGCTAAGGCGAGATCATACGAACGCCGAAGCCCTACTAAGCCGTTCGTTCGGACGCGAAAACGGAACGGGAAGGTAATCACGGAGACCGTCCGAGGGCGTGGCGTCCTGCACGACGTTGACGAACTGAAGCCAACCTACATTGCGTCGAGCTTCAACCGGCTGGGACCGTTCAAGATTCTGGGCGGCGTTGGAGGCGACGGCCGAGTGCAGACCGACCCCGCGTACCCGAAAGCATTTTTCAGGAAATCAAGCCAGCCCATCGTCATCCCTGCCATGCCAGCGGGCGGTGAATCCGGTCGCCCTCCCGTACAGACCGCATGGGATCAGACGCAGGCCCAAGTTGCCGAGTACCTCCAGCGGGAACTCTCGCTGACGCTGGGGCAGGCGTGGGCGGCACTGCGGTTCCGCAACGAAGGGTCGGTCACCGGAACGGACACCCTCGGCCCCGGCTAGGCTGCAAGCCCTGCCGCAGGGCGTGGCATAGTGGCCCATGCCGCTCAAAAGCCCCGAGCAAGTCTGCCGCTCCGCTCTGATCGCCGATGCCGACGTGGCGGCCCTGGTCGGCACGCGGGTTTATCCCGTCATCGCCCCGGCGACGGCGGATCTGCCGTTCGTGACGTGGCGGCGGTCGGGCGTCCAGCGGGAACACACCCTCGCCGGGCCGATGGGCACGCCCACCGTGATCCTGACGGTGGACTGCTACGCGACCACGTACGAGGCAGTAAGAGACCTCGCGGACAAGTGCCGCCTCGTTCTGGATGGATTCGGCACCGGGGAGGCAGAATCGGTGGTAGTGAAGAACGTCAGCCTGACGAACGAGGCGGACGGCTTCATTCAGTTGGCGGGCGGCGAGATGCCGCCGGTCTACAGCGTCACTCAAACGTATTCCGTGATGTGGGTCGAGAACTAGGAGAATCGTAGAAATGTCAGCTACGCCGCATGATGGAACCGGGACAACGCTTCGCCTGGGCGCGACGTTCTACACGGTCACGAACATCGTCATTACGTACAACGACCCGACGGCTGACGAAGAGAAGATTGACGTTTCGCACCTGGGGCTGACCACGGGTGCGCAGCTTGCGACCGTTGACCGTCCGCTCAAGGGCAGCACGTCCGACACGGGTCGTTCGGTGCAGTTCAACTACCTCGGCCGCGACATCATCGCTGACGCTTCGACCGGAACTTGCCAAATCTCCATCGGCGGCACGGCATTCTTTGCGACGGCCGTGGCCTACACGGTCAATTCCAGCACGCTTACGCTGGCGACAAACGACGCGATCCGGGGTCAGGCGACGATCCGTATTGCCCGCTAGTCGCCCTGACGGAGGCCCGTCATGGCTGGCTATTGCACCGGGGTGACCGTCAACTGGCGCGGAACGGCTATCGGTGAAGTGACCGAGTTCCGCGTCGGCGCGGGCGGATCGCTGCCGCTCGCGCGTGGCTCTGCCGCCGCGACCTCCGGTGCGTGGGCGATGGATATGGGCACCGTCGAACTGGCGAGCCTCTCGACGGCAGCCACGACCTCGGCGATGAGCCTGAGCCAGTACGGCATGAAGGGGCTTCTCTCCTTCTCCGGCGGCGGGCTCACGCTCACCACGAAAGCCATCTGCCAGACGCTTGACATCAGTGCCAAGGTGAATGACGTGTACCGGTTCAAGGGCATCTGGCGCATCGTCAAGGAGTAAGAGCATGGCACTGACAGTTGAAGAACTCGCAGCACAAATCCTCGCCGCCGAAGACCTCGGCATCCTGAAGGTCACGGTCAAGGAGTGGGGCAACATGACCCTCGGCATCCGCGTGATGACGGTCGGCGAGCGTGATGCCTACGAGCGGGAGTGGATCGGCAAGCGGGAGACGGGCATCGACAATTTCCGCACGAAGTTCCTCGCCCGTTGCCTCTGCCATCCCGAGACCGGCGAGCGGCTGTTCGACGACGCTGGCATCGAGAAGCTGGCGGGCAAGTCGGCGAAGGTCGTGTCGAAGTTGTTCGACAAGGCGATGAAGCACAACGCGATGAGCGAAAGCGACGTGGAGGAACTGGCAAAAAACTGAACATCCGCCCGACGAGGCGATTCCTGTTTCGTCTGGCGGGACATCTTGGCATGACGGTAGGCGAGATCGAGCGGCGAATGTCGTCTCGTGAGCTTGGCGAGTGGATGGCTTTCACGCGGTACTACCACGCGATCCCTGACAGTTGGGCCGAAACGGGCCTGACTGTCTCGGCGATCCTGGCACCGTACAGCGAGAAGGGCAAGGCACCGCGAGCGAGCGACTTCATCCCGGTCGAAGAAGCCCCGCAGCACGAGGCGCAGGCCCGCGACGTGATTTTGGATTTGAAAAAGCAGCTTGGATTCGACTGATGGCGAACGTGCTCTCACTGGCGATGAAGATTTCTGCGGACGCGACCGGCGTTCGGCAGAGCCTTACGCCTGTGGAGCGGGCGTTGCAGCAGTTGGATCGTGAAGCGGCGAACGTCACGGCAGTGTTTAAGACGTTCGGTGATGCGACCGCAGGGGCCGTGCAAGCGCAGCAGCGGTTTGCAACCGACCTCGGTTTTTTGCAATCTGCCCTCCGAACTGGGCAGATTGACGCAAGACAGTTCGCGGCCGAATTTCAGTCATTGTCGGATGCCGCGAAAGAAGCGTCCGAAGCGTTCCGCGAAGGCGCTCGCGTTACCGCCCAGTATTTCACGGACGGTGAACGCTTAGCCTCCGAACTTGATCGCATCTCTAAGCTGGAATCGCAAGGCGCGATCAGCGCTGAGACTGCTGCGAGGGCCAGAGCAGAACTGTCTGGCGAAAACGCCAAGGCAGCGGCGGCCGTGAAGGAACTCGCTGACCGCACTGCGGAAGCGGAGGCAGTCATTCGCCGGTTCCGCGCAGAACAGGAACGCCAGGCTGCGGAACTCGGAAAGTACAACGATCTTTTCCAGGCAGGACTGATTGACCAAGAGACGTACAACGCTGCTGCCATCGAGGCTCTTGGAATCAACAGGCAAGCCACAGAGGCGGCTAGGCAGCGAGCGGAAGCTCTTGCCGAATCAGAGCGTATCGCTGCCAAGGCATTTGACACGCAACTTGCTGAAGAGGCTGCGGCTGCCGCAAGAGTTGCCGCCGATGCCGAGAAGGAGCGCGCGGCGGCTGTTTCGCGTGCCGCAGAGATTATTGAAGCCGGGCTAACGAAAGAGCAGAGAGCCAACAAATCCTACGAGCAGTCGGTTGCCGAGTTGAATCGGCTCAGAGAGGCAGGGCTGCTTGACGAACAGCAATACAGCGATGCTCTCCAGCGATCTGCCGACGCCTTCGCCAAGGCGACAATCGAGGCGAACAAGTACGCGGCGGCGTCCGACTCGGCAGGCGACGCGGGCACGCTCAAGTTCAACGAACTATCCGGCGTGCTGTCTGCCCTGCCCGGCCCGATTGGCAATATCTCAGGGCGACTCTCGGGGCTTTCTTCCGCCGGCGAGGGGCTCGCCCGTGTGTTCGGCGGCGGGCTGTCGCAAGGGCTCAGCAGCATCGGGGCGTCGGTGGCAGGGCTTGTGAACCCGTTCACGCTTGCCGTGGCTGGCGTGGCTGGGTTCGGGGCTGCGGCGACGGCGGTGGCTCAGGGGCTCACGCAACTCACGGGCAGGGTTGAGGAGCTTTCGTTCGCGGCTCGGCAGGCGGGCGTAGACTTCCAGACGATTCAGGTGCTCGAAGAGGCCGCGACGCGCGCGGGCGTCAGCGTCGAGGCTCTGGCGACCGGCGTGCAGCGATTCGGGGCGAGGCTTTCAGAAGCGGCTCAGGGTAGCGGCGAGACGTTCAACGCCTTGCAGCAGCTTGGGTTTTCTCTTGAAGAAATCCAGCAAGGGCAGAACGACCCGACCGAGTTCGCGTCCCGCGTGGCCGAAGCTCTGGCAGAAATCCCCGAGCCGGCGAGGCAGGCACAGTTGCAGATCGAGGTTCTCGGTCGCGGCGGCGAGAGCCTCGTGCGCGCGTTCGGCGAGATCGAAGGATCAACGCAAGCCATCCGCCGGTTCGGTGGTGCGATCAGCCAGCTAGAAGCCGACCGACTGCTAGAGCTTGACGGTGCGTTCGAGGACGTGCAGCGGAGCATCCTCGGGTTCGGACGCGAGTTGCTCACGCCATTCACCGGCGTGGCGCAGTCCATTGCGGAAGCGTTGGCCCCGTCCATCGCTTCGTTCGGTCGGGTGCTCGGGAACATCTTGGACATTCTCTCGCCGTTCACGAGCGTTCTTGGCGTGCTTGTCAACACGGTCGGGCAAGTGACGAGCGTCGTGCTGAACCTCATCTCAGCGGCACTGGAGCCGTTCGCGGCTGCGGCCCGTGGCGTCAGCCAAGCCCTCGACTTCGTGAGTCAGTCGATCACCCAAGCGTTCGGCCCGATCAACGACCTGATCTTGTCGGTGAAAGACTTCTTTGCCGAGACGTTTTTCGGTGTCGAAGAAACCGCATCGCAGACCTCCGAAAAGGTGGAGCAAGTCGCTACCGCTGCCGTCGAGATGACGGCTGAGCAAAAGAAGGCGTACGAGGATTTGCAGCGGGCGGTGGAAGCTGGAAACAACTCGCTCGACGGTGCCATCGAAAAGGCTGGCGAGTTCGGGCAGGCTGGCTTCGATGCCGCCTTTGAGTTCCAGCAGGCGTTGGAAGACCTGAAGGAACAGGCGGACGCCAACGAGTTGAACGGCGAGCAGTACGCCCGTGGCGTTGCCAACGCGACGGCTGAGTACGAACGCCAGATCGAAGCGCTTCGCATCGTCCAAGAGGAGACCCGCAAGGCTGCCGACGAAGCGGAGCGAAAGGCAGAGGCTGACCGTCAGGTAGCCGACCAGCTTCTAGAGCAGGCACGCATTCAGCGGGAGTTCGGCGGCGACGCGGATCGGGCGCAGGCAGCCGATCAAGTTTTGGCGGTGGAGCGCGAGATTGCCCGCGTTCGCGAAGAGGTGGCGGCGGCTGGCGAGGGCGGCGATGAGCAGGCGGTTGCCAACGGCGAAGAGCGGATTCGCCAACTGGAGGAGATCCGCAACCAGCAGCAGTCCATCGCGGACGGGTCGGCAGCCGCAGCAGACGCCGAAAGGCAGCGGCTTGAAGACCAGCGGGCGCGGGTTGACGAGTTGCTGGCTGCCGGCCAAGAGCAGACGCAAGTCGAGCAGGACATCATCGCCGTGCAAGAGCAGCAGGCCCAGGCGACCGCTGACTTGCTCGCGGCTCGTGAGGCCAGCAACCAAGCGGAGGCTGACGCTGCCGCCGCGCGTCTCGCCCAACTCGACCAGTTGCAGTCCCGGCTTGAGGATCAGCAGCAGGCTTCGGAGCAGGGCTTCGGCGAAGGCTTCGCCAGAGCGTTCGAGGACGTTGACAGGGCTATCGGCCAGACGATCACGAAGGCAGAAGAGTTCGGCAATGCCGGTGCTGAGGCTGCGGCGCGGCTGCAAGAGGGCATCGCCGCTGCCCAAGAGCAGGCCCGCGACGGCATCCTGAACAAGGAAGCGTTCGACGCGGAGGTGGCTCGGCAGAAGGAACTCTTCGACCAGGAGTTGAAGAACATCGACGACGCCGAAAAGGCTCGGGCCGAGGCTGTCAAGGCGAACGAGAGGGCTATTGCCGAAGCCGCCAAGGCTGACGAAGACCGACAGAAGGAGCAGCAGCGGGCCGCAGCCCAGCAACAGCAGGAAGTTGCCGAGCGTCAGAAAGCGGCCTTTGAGGAGCAGCGGAAGCTCGCCGAAGAGCGGGCTAAGGCTGACGCTGCCGAGTTCGACCGCCAGCAGCAACGCCTCGCCGAGCTGAACACCCTCGGCCCGCGTCAGGTGCAGACCGCCGACGTGCGGACGCAGGAAGGTCAGCAGATCGTGCTCGACTTGTTCAACCAGCAGCAAGACCCGCAACTAGTGCAACTGCGGCTCTTGAACAAGGTCATGACTCGCATTGCCACGAGCATCGACCGCGACCTGACCCGGCTCGGTCAGCCGGCAACCATCTTCTAGGGCTGAATCATGGGCACGGTCGTATCGTTCAAAGAGTTGCCGCGTAAGGGCGTGTTCGAGATCGGCAAGACGCGCATTCTGTCGCGCGAGTTCGTTGTCATCATGAGCGATGACAACTTGACGACAACTCCGCCCACGCCTTTAGCGATTGGGCAGGCCGTGGGCATCGACATTGGCGTGGCTCACCCGGATTTCCCATGGCAAGCAATCCGCAAGATCACGTTGACGGAGGGCTATGAAGGCTCGCCGTATCACGTTCACCTACTATGCGAATACGGGATCGTCACGCTTGATGAACTTCTTCACCCGACGAGCCGCTCAGCGGTGTGGGATTTTGAGTCCTCGCCCGGCGAGATTCCGGCGCTCACCTACTACGACGGCACGACGCTGCGCCCGCTCACGAACTCGGCGTTCGACTATTTCCCTGGGCTCGTGACCCAGGAATCGACGGTTGTGGCGACGGTAACGCAGAACTTCGCCACGTTTCCGAGCGCGTGGTACGGCGCGATGAACTGCCTCAACAACGCTACCTACCTCGGCTGTCCGGTTCACACGATCAAGGTGCAGGAAGTGAAGGTCAAGACGGCACGAGAGGAGTTTGACGGGGCGCTGGTTTCATACTGGCAGGCGACGGCGAAGCTCCACTACCGGCAGTCGGGCCACAATTTGCAACTGCCCGACATTGGCTGGAACTTCATTGGCGGCGGGCAGAAGCGGCGCGCGATGGTGTTCGATTTTGAGAACGGCGAATGGATCGCCTCGCCGAATCCCGTTGGCCTCGACGGTAGCGGCGGGCTGACCGGCGGCGTGCCGGCGATCTTGAACCGTCGCGTAAATCCCGAGGCGAACTTCGCGTCGCTGTTCGGCACGCCCCCCGTGACACCGCCGGCGGTCTAGTCATGGCAGACCTTACGCAGTTCGACTTCCCGAGTGCGGTGCGGATAGCCCGCGTCGTGCGTGCGGTGGAGCAGGAGCCCAGGCGGGCGAGGCCGCTGACGTTTGATGCGGTGCCTGCGGACGGTCGCAAGACCTTCCGCGTCTGCACGTTCACCGGGTCGTGGGCTCCTGGCTCCGCGAAAACGGTGAATCTCAAATACTTCCCTGCAATCACGCTGTCGGCACTGAATCTGACGTTTCATCTCCCCGACATTGGCACCGGGCCGTACGACTGCGAAGTGGCAAAGGACGGCACGGCGTGGTTTCTCGTGTCTGCACTGGAGCAGAACGTGAAGCAAGGGACGTTCACGGCACCTTGGAACAAGGGGACTAGCAAGACCGTAGCGCTAGTGAATGGCGGGAGCGTGTCGGCTGTGAATCGCCATGCCAGCATCACAGGCACCGGCACCAAGGCATGTACGGTCGGCCGCGACGGCATGGGCTGGGAACTGATCGCTGCGGAGTGCTGACGTGCTCGAACTGCTCGCCGCTATTCAGTCGGTCGATCCGCCGTCGCTTGTGCTGTGGGGCATGGCTCTGTTTGCGGCAGGCATGTATCCAGTTGGGTTCATGCTAGGGGCGAGTTGCTCGCCCTGCTGTGGCACTCCGTGCGCGGCATGCACCACTGGAAGCTTGCCCGATACAGTTACCGTGACGCTCGACGGCTTCACCGACCAGACGCCGGGGCCAGACCTCATCTCGCTACAGTTCTCTGCATGCTTTGGCGGCGGCGCGTCGGCCCGCGTCACGGCCCCAGGCGGCGACCCAGACACCGACAAGGGGCCGATCTCTGCGGTGACTCTGACCAGCGGCGGCAGCGGATACGCGAGGCTCGGCCGCATTGAGCCGACATTGACAGTGTCTGGAGGGACCGGCACAGGGGCGACATTCACGCCCACGATCACCAGCACAAACGACGCCTGCGGCATCCCGACGTGGAAGCTGTCGTCTGTCTCGGTCAAAGATGGGTCGGGCTACATCGACGGCGAATCGCTCACGATCACAGTAGCGGAAGGCGACACCGAGGCGCAGACCGCAACGGCAGTCGTGAACACGACCCGCACGCAGCCGACGCTGTCGGCCAGCATCGGCGGCGGTACTGGCGCGACGTTCACGGTCACGACATCCGAAAACTTTGGCACGCCGACGACGTGGGGCGTGGCGAGCGTTGCCGTTACGAATGGCGGTAGCGGCTACCTCGATGGCGGCGCGATGACGTTCAGTGGAGGCGGCGATCTTGTCGTAGCCGAAGAGGCCCAGGCGTACATCGTCACGGTGCGTTCTGAGCCGTCGCTCATTGGCTCCGTGTCCAGCAGCGGAAACGGCGCGAGCATCACGCCAACGCTGACTGAATACACCGGCTGGGACGGTCGCCCGTACTGGAGCGTGACGGGCTTCACGATTGCGAACGCCGGTACTGGATACTCAGAGTTTGACCCTGTTGAGGTGACGGTCAGCGACGGCACCGCATCGCCGTGGGCGTCTTTTTCCGCCTACGTCTCAAGTGTCGATCAGGACGGTGCGATCCTCGCGATTACCATCGACTTCGGCGGCGAGTATTGGAAAGACACCGGAGTCATCCAGTCGGTCGAGGTGTGGTACGGCGGCGCGTACTTCGATGACAACGGCATCCCGACAGGCGTCACCGTCACGAGCGGCGGGCAGTATTACCGCGAGGATGCAAGCGAGCCGCCGTATGTGGCCGAGGTGACTGTGACTGTGGCGTCGCAAGCGGCACCCAGCGAAGGCACAGGGGCGACGTTCACCGCGACCGTCGAGGATGACCCTGAGAGTCCCAACTTCGGGAAGATCACGTCGCTAACGATTGACGATGGCGGAGATGACTATCTGGCGTGGAAGTGGAGAAACACCAAATGCTGCGGCAGCTATTACAACGGGCTCAGCGTTGTGCTGCGGCGCAATGGATGCGAGTATTTACACCGCATGTGCGGAGTCGGGAATTTGAACTTTGGGCTCGGAAGCGTGTCTGTTGCGTATCGAGGCCAGTCGCTGCCGCCTGTTGTGACACTGGTTTCTGAAAGCGGCTCAAGTGCTTTCAGTTCTTTGTGTAACGTAACGATGACAGCAGAAAGCAATGTCGCTGACTGCTCCACATGGGACGGCGTTGTAGCAACAGCCAGCGGCGGCCAGACAGCGACGATAACGGCCGGCGGAGAATACGATGAATCGTTCAGGACGGCCGGAGGAATTTCGTGCTTCATTTGCTGCAAGGGTGACGCCCCTATTCCAGGCGAAATAGAGGCAGCGATCACAGACAACACCGGCGGCTCGTTGAGTGGAAATTATGTGTTTACATTCAACGATGCCATCAATGTTGGGCCTGGTAGAAATTCGACGCACATTTCGTGGGGCGTAGGGAATTTTACTTTTCCTTTCCCGCTGGTGTTCACCGCCAGGTTGGGGTTGTGCGGAAGTGACACGCAAACCGCGAGCGGGTTCTCCGGCGACTGCGATCAGTGCCATAAGAAGTGCGGCGTGCAGATAGCTCTCAACACGCAAAACAACGCGAATGGCACTTGGTACTTTACGAACGGCAGTTTTCCCTCAGACGAGTGCGGAAATTGTGAAGACACGCCTATTTGCGTCCCATACGGCACATTCACTCTCACAAACCCGGCCGCTCCCGGCTCGTTTACTGTGTCCATATCATGAGCCTCTGCGACTTCAACAACCCGACCCAGACCTGCCCAACCTGCGGCTACGTCGCCAAGCGGCTCCCGACCTACCGTGAGTGTCGCCCCGTACCCGAGAAGGTCTGGCGACCCATCCCCATCGGCGACCTTGTCGAGAAGGGGCTGACCGCCATCGGCATCACGAAGGAGCGGGTCGAGAAACTGACACGCACCGAAGGCAAGCCGGGCGGGTGTGGCTGTGAAGGGCGGAAGAAGTGGCTGAACGACGTGGGCAACAAGATACAGATCGACGCCCGCAATGCCTTGATCGCCGCCAAGAAGTTTTACGTGGGCGATTGAGTTGACACCCCGCGTACGGTGACGGGCGAAAGGGATGCCCGTGCCAGAGGACCACGCCTACACGCTCGCCGGGAAACGCTGGCTGATTCGATTCACGCGGCTGCGTGGGTCGGCAATCGGCTGGACGTTCCTGAAAGACGAGCGGAATCCGAACGTAAACGAGCGGATTCTCATTGACGAGGGCACGTACAAGAAGGCGAACCGGGCCGCACTCGAACTGCTGATCCACGAGGCGTACCACGCTTTGAACCCAGCGTATGACGAGGCGGTTGTATCCCAGCATGCGCGGGATCTGGCTCGACTGCTCTGGGGATTGGGGTGGCGACGAAAGGAGTGAACGATGCCGAAGGGAACCTTGCTTGATGAGATCGACTCGGCCGTGGCGGCGACCGTCGAATCACGACGGCGACGCACTTGGTTCGACGCGCTGCCAGACGAGGCAAAGACCACTTTGCTCGCGGCACGCGAGAAGTTCCAGGCTGGCGGATACGACATTCCCAAATTCACGCTGGCGACCGTGCTGATTGACTACGCCGCGAAGCGCGGCTGGCGAATCTGTAACCGCAAGGGGCTAGGCGAATGGCTCGCTCAAAACTGAACGACATCGACGCTGCCGTGGCCGACGCGACGCAGCTTCAGGCCGACGCCGAACTGGCGAGGTTGCGTGCGGAACTGGCGTCATACCGAAATAGGTATAAGGCGGCACTCGCAGAGATCGACCGGCAGCGCGAGCGGGCGGACTCGCTCGTGAGCCTCAAGGGCATCGCGCCAGCCAAGCCCTTGACCAGTAGTGTCAAGGGTTCCAAGCATCCCGCCACGATGGTCGTTCTGCTCTCCGACATTCACTGCGAAGAGACGGTGCGACCCGAGACGGTGAACGGGCTGAACGAATACAGCCTCGACATCTGCGAGCAGCGGCTGAACGAGTTGTGGTCGCGGTTCTTCGCCATGCTCG